CGTCTATTCCGAGCTGTCAGCTACATCGAAGGGAATTCTTTATCCTCACTGCTTCTTACAGAGGCTACGATAAAGGTTTCTTCTTTGATTTACGCGGGTGTAAGTTGCGCCTTCTTCTTTAGTCAGACTGACTATACCCCGAAGCCTTGCTCTGATAATAACTTGAGAATTTAAGCCCTCAAGAGGCGTTTAGAGTATTGGACTTTCGGGGCTTATTCTTTGCCTAGTTGTATTTTAATTTTATTTGGATAAATTAAGATACCTTAGGCCCGCCATCTTCCCCCTTGAAATATAGGTGACTAGAGGGCGGGTATTTTTTGCCCAGTTTTTTCACTGTTAGGGTCATCAGAATCTAGTCTTTCCTAAAAGTCAAAAGCAATTTTTTATTCGAGTTGTCCCTTTTGTCTATTCTCGATCGTATGTCCCCCGCTGGTGCGATCCTTTCGGAGTCGTTCGGGGGCACTTTTCCCGCTCTATCCCCCGCTACGCAGTGAATAGAACCTAACGCATTTCTGCGCTTTTCTATGCACATTTTTTGCATATGCATAGAAATACGAAGAAATTAAACATAACAACCGAACGTGTCGATTGAGTAATAGGAAAAGGAAGGATTTGAACCTCCGATTAGAGCGTTGCCGCTCATTGTTACCATCCACAACCTAAGTTGCTTAGGAGCTTTTCAAGGCTCTCCACATTACTTTTCCATTGAATCTATTCGACTCAGCGAGAATGTCTTTCTTCCTAAAACATTCTCACAAAGGCGAATCCGGGGATTTTAACCCCCGAACCCAAAAAATCAATACTTAAACAGAAAAGTTCAAAAATCGTGAAGTTAAGTATTAAGAAAAAGATTAAAAAGTTTTTTTCTATAATACAAGGAAAAAGTAAAAAAGTTTACCAGGTTGCTACATCTAGTAAAATCAAGGCTTGGTCTATACTACATTCTTTACTACATTCCTTTGGTAAAAGGATCCGATACAAAAAGTCCGGTGAATTTATTTGAAGCCATTGGAATATTGGCTGTTATGACAGTTTGGCCATCTTTTGTGATACAATTTGTTAGAACATCAGAGGCTGGCACACTAAGTGCTGGGGTTACTACATCATTGACCGCGTCTGTTTTCTTTTTGCGAGATTCTTTTAATTTTAAAACTGCAGCTTTGAGTTTTTCTCTAGTTAGCAAGAAGAAGTTGATCGAGCGTTGTCTAGTTATTAATAAAAATCTGATCGAGCGTTCTTTAAGTTTGAATTGATTTAATTCTAAGACAGCCGATCTAGCGTCGACTGTGTCAAAGCCAGTGTGTTTTAAAACATTTTGCGCTTGAAGAATTCGCTGAAGACAAACTTCTGCGCCGTCTCTAGCTCCTGGCAATTTTGGATTTTTTAAGTAAATCAAAAGAAGTTTGCGATTGATGCTGATGTATTTTTTAATTTTCATTTTGTTTTAATTAAATTTAGGAGCGTGGTAATATTTGTTGGTCAATTCCTCTCCGATTCTGTCGAATTTGTCATCCTCTAAGAATTTTTGGCAGTTGTGAGCGTTCAAATCTTCGTGAGCTAGAAAATATCCAGCAGCAAAAGAGACTGCGGCGAGTATAATAATCATTAAAATTAAATTTTCTCCATTGTTTTTTTCGATTACTGTCCATTTTCCTGGGGTTGCTTCGTTTCTCATGTTCTTAAAAATTAAAGTTTTTTGTCAATTAGCTTTTCAAGTTTGTAAATCTCACGACTAAGCGCACGCCTAGCTTCAATTTTTTCTTTTCTTGCTTGTAACAGTTGTTTTAAAGTAAGTTTTTTCATATTTCCCTTTTTAGTTTTTAAGATTAACAGATTTTGAATTTACGACCAGAGCGGCCTTTTCTTCCAACACGTGGAATCCCAAGGCGGTAAAGCATGTTGTAAACAGTACGTTTGCAGACTTTTTTGCTTGTCAATTCCTCTAATTCTTTCGCTACTTTTTCTATTGTGTGGTTAGATTTTAAAAGAAGCTCAATTTTTTCTTTTATTTCTTTTTGTTCTTTTGTCAGTTCTTTTGTTTGCTCTTGTGTTGTTTTCATGTTTTAAGCTGTTAAAATTAAGTAAAGAAGCCAAGCCGCTATAATTATTAAGACTGTCATGTTTTAAATTGTAAAAATTAGATAAGTAAACCAACTGGCAGTAAGCATAAAAGCAAGAACAACGCAGGAAACTGCTATTGTTAAAATTGGGGATTGTTCAAGTAGTTCGTCAAAGTTTTTCATTTTATTTTTGTTTTAAGATTAAAGAGTTGCATTCGTTTGTGTGGTTGTAGTTTTGTTTTTTTGCGTAGAAATCTACAAGGGCAATAATTAGAAAAAGCGGGATCATGATCCAAAGAATAATGTTTTTTGCGTCGTTTTTCATGTTATTATTGTTTAAGGTTAAATCTTGGTTTTGTTAAAATTATTCCTGTTCTTTCGCCAATTTTAAAAGGATAAACGACATAACCAGCAATACTTTGCGGCTTTGCTTTAGCTTTATTAATAAAAAATAAGCGAGTTTCCTCGTGTGGATGAGTTCCTATGGCCAATCCGCCAATAATTCCAATCATAAATTGTGTTATTATAACCATAATAATCAGCAGTTTGATTTTATCTTTGGCTGCAATTTCTGTTTTCATGTTAGTTTTTTAATTAAAATTGCGATTGATCCCAGATTTCAATCGGTAAAAATTTGCGGCATATGTCAGCCGTTTGCTTTTGATTTTGTTTTTTAGCATTAGCGGCATAAACATAAATATCAGCAAGAGCAGCAGCAGAAGCAACAGAAGCAGCAGCAGAATAAGCAGCATGAGCAGCAGAATAAGCAGCATGAGCAGCAGCATGAGCAACAACATTTAACTCTTCTTTCGTTGCCCTGCCTTCACCGAAAGCGATTGCCACATCGACAGCTTTGACACTTCTCTCATCAGTCATCAAGTGTCTCACTGTGTTGGCGCAATGTGCTTTTGCTAGTGTTAATTCCTTCAATGATTCGGGATTTGTTCTTGCAAATAGCCATAAAATCCAGTTTCCGCGCTCACAAGTTTCTAGAAATTGCTCAAGCGTTAGATCTTTCGCGAATTCAAAGCTGTTCAAGCAAGCGTTGCGTTTTTCTAAAAAAGTTTTTAGTGTTTTCATGTTAGTAGTTTTTAAATTATCAAGATTGGAAGTGATCTTGATTTCTGAAGTGTGCTGCTTGTTTTTAATGTTGCAACTATTTATTTAAGTTTTTTTAAATTTATTTTTTAGACAGCGCAAGCATTAACACGCCCATTTCGCCCATTTTTTTTTCTGTTTTGTCGTCAAAAATTTGCGCAATATTATTTTTGATTTTTACAGTTACGAAATTGGTACTCGTGAAATGTTTAAAAAGTTGAGGATCGACACAAAAAGAAAACTCCGCTTCTTCGCACGGAAAAGGGTTCATCACGCGCGTGATGTCGGGGACTTGGCCAACATTTGCGGCGTTAATTACTAAAGCGCCGTTGCTTAAAATAAGCCCGTCTTTTCCAGCTTGTGAGATCTCTAAATTAGATTTGTCGTTCAACATTTTCAAAGCAGAAAAGCTCAATTGGAAGCGTTCGACGTTTTCAAGTGTTGCATTCAGTTCTAGCCTAATCGCGACGTGGCCATTTGTTGCTAACGCCTCGGCGTTGTAGCCGCGCTTTATGATTAAAAAATTAGAGAGGTAAGGACGCGTTTCATCTTTTTTAAAAAGCTTCGCAGCGTCTTTGAGTTTTTTAATGTCAGAAGTTGTGATTGTTGTAATTTTCATGATTTTGTTTATTTAGTTTTTTTTAATTTATTTTTTAGAAAATAATCGTGTGAGGAGAAGAACAAAGGCCCACAAAATATTTTATTTTCAATCCTTTGTCTTTCGCAATTGCTGCAATGTAGCGCGAGGCGAAAACTTTAGAAGAAGAGCCGCAAACTTTAAACGATGAAGAAAAAAGAAATTGGTCTTGTTCTGTTGTTTTTTCAATCTTGAGCCGATTATTTGAAAATTGACTTAAATCAAAATTGCTTTGCAAAATGTAATTTATTGAATTTTTCACAGTTAGAAGTAATTTTGTACAAATTGAAGATTGAAACTTTTTTCGGATTGTTGGCCGCCGTAATAAAAAAAGTCGTTGACAGAAAAAAAGCAGTCGAATTTTGCGGCAATATCTCCAGAAAAAGCGCAATAAGAATGGCAACTTGGCTCACCAACTAGAAACGCTGTGCCGTGCATAGCTTGCGGCGGTAAAACTCCGAGCATCTCGTAATAGTGTTCTTCTGTTACTTGTTTTTGCCCCAATTCTGCTAATATTTCAATGTAAGGCTGGGCTTCTTGTCTGAGTGTTTTTGTCTGGCCGTCTTTTAGTGTGATCTGGATAGATTTCATGATTCTGTTTTTTAAATTGTCGATCTCGGAAGTGATTTCGATGTGCATACTTTAAAGCCCGACAAATTATCATGCAAGTATTATTTCACTTATTTATGAACTTTTTATTTATTTAATTTATCCAGCACTGGCGCGGGTTCAGGCTATACACTAGAGCGCGAGGCTTACAGCAAGCGGCAATTCGAGAGGTGAGAAGCTGGGGAGACTAGAGAGAGAGGGGCGCGCAAATGTCAACAAAAAAGATTTAAAAAAATAGTTGCTTTTTAAATAAAAAAAGTTTTAATAATTGCGCGGAAAAAAATGAAAATTTTAAGGGATTAGAATCGTGCGTTTAGCATGTGTTTTTTTCCGCAAAAAAATCTAATAAAGATGAAAGAAAAAAAGCTAACTAAGAAAGAAAAAAGCGTTTTAAATAAAGCAGTTTTTGCAGCAACAAAAAGAAAAAAAGTTGTGCAAGAAATTGTGAAAGTTGAGCGAGAGATTGAGAGCAATTTGAAGAGATTGACGCAAGCAGAGATTTTAAATTTGAACGCTGATGAAGTGATTGAGATGATTAGACAAGCTAAGAGCTATGAAGAGATTCAAAAGAGATTTTGTGTTTGTGCTGATGCGTTGTTTAGATTCGTCGCTCAATCAGAGCATTCCCCGCGCGCACGCGAAGCACAAAGACAATCAGCGGAAACAATCGCAGAAAAAGCGGAAAATTCTTTATTGCAAATTCAAGCAGATGACACACAAGCAAGTGTTACTAGACAGAGAGAACTGGCTTCGCATTATCGCTGGCTTGCTGCAAAGAAAAACCCGGCAAAGTTTGGTGATTCAACAAAGATTAGTGCAGAAATAAAAGACACAAGTTCAAGCAAAGCGTGGCTCGAAGAGACTTTAGCGACTATCGACAAAAATAAATAATTTTAACAAATTGGAGAAATGAAATGGAAAAGATAACAAAAGAAGAATTTTTAAGAAGACTCAACAGCGCAGAAGCGGCGGGAATAGTTTTAAACAATGAACGCAAAGATGAGAAACTTTTGCAGAATATCAAAGAAATTTTGATAGGTGATTTTTATCAGAAAGAAGGCTTTGAGTGTGTAGTAGTAAGCATCGACGGAAATTACGTTGAGATAAATTGCAACGAAATCAGAACAAATAACTAAATAAAATTTCGCTTAAAAGCGAGGCGAACGCATACAGCAGTAGCCTAACGCAGCTAGCGTTTCTACTCCCCCCACCCCCTCATTTTTCAGGAATGTTGTCAAGTAAAATCTTTTGTTTTTCTTTTGTCAAGAACTATTTTCGCTTGATTGCTAAAACTTAAAGAATTAACTTCGAAGCACAAAAACAAAATGAGGAAATTATGATCGACATTAAAAGAATCGAAGCAGATCCCGCCGCTTTTGATGAAGCGATGAAAGCGCGGGGATTGACTGATTACGAACATAGTAGCGCATATCTGCTTGCACTTTATGAAATACAAAAACTAGATGCTCAAATCGAAGAGCTAGAAAACTCAGTCAAAAAAATAGACGCAAAACTTTTTCACAAACTAAAACAAGCAAGCGAAATCTATGACATTCAATGTTGATATTGACGAAAGAAATTTCGTAGATATTAAAAAACTTTTAGAAATTATTCAAATGGCTGAAAAATTGGGTCACACTAAATTTCATTTAGTCAGTATTAATCCGAAATGAAACACAACAGCAAAGCATTAAAAAAACTAAACGTAACAAGCTACGTAATGAATCTCGAAAACTTGCCGAACGATTTTCAAATTATCAGATTTACAGATGATAAAAAATTTGCAGTAATTGAAGAGCGAGAAGATTTTAAAAGACTGGTTAAAGTTGAGATGCTGCAAGAAATGCTTTGTAATAAAGAATTAATCAAAAGCTAATGGAATGAAACACGACGAAGCAGATGATGCAACTTTTAAAGACTTGCAACATCAAGAAACAATGATTGAAAGATTGAGAAACTTAACAAAAATCAAAGGCAGGGATTGGTGCAATCTTTCAGCGCGAGAGAAAGAAGAATTGAATAGATTCGTCTTAAGCTTGTCTGATCATGAGATTGAAAAGCAAGCTTGGCTTGAAGGCTGGCGCGGCTACGGATTGGGCGGTAAATGAAACTAATAAAAATAAATAACAATTGAGGAAATAAAATGAAGACGATTAACCCTGATCTAGTGCATTGTTACAATATCAACGATATAGTTTCTTATAAAGCGCATAAAACTGAAAAAGTTGGCAAAATTGAAAAGCTTACCCATCGCAGTATTGCTCTTTCGAACTTAAAAGCTCCATGCTATATAATTGACAATCATAATTTTCCGGTGGAGCAAAGAGACATAATCGGATTGCATAAAGAATTGTTGAAATGAAGCATAGCCCTGAAGCATTAGATCAATTTAAAAAGAATCTAGCTTCAAAAGAGTGGCGATTGTCTAACTTGTATTACTGCAAAGACGAAAACGGTAGAGAGTTTCAATTCAAACCCAACGCTTGTCAGCTTAAACTAGTAAACGAAACGCATCCGTTGAACATTGTCTTGAAAGCCCGACAGCTCGGCATCACAACTTACTACTGCATAAACTTTCTCGATGACTGCCTTTTTAATAGCAACATCACAGCCGTTCTGATTGGTGACGACTTAGAAGACGCAAAGAAGCTACTACGAGACAAGGCCAAATATGCTTACGAACGCTTACCCGCAGAAATTAGAGAACTACGAAAACTAATCTCAGACTCAACAGAAATCATGCGCTTTAGTAACGGATCAAGTTACGCAGTCACAACATCAGCACGGTCGGGCACTGTCCAACGCTTACACATTACAGAATTTGGCAAGATTTGCAGAAAGTCACCAGACAAGGCCGAGGAAATCATCTCTGGATCTTTAAACACGGTACACATCGGCCAGCAAATCGTGATCGAATCAACGGCACAAGGCGCAAGCGGCGAGTTTTTTAATCTATGCACGGTTGCAATGAGAAAGCAAAGACTCGGAGAAGAACTTAGCGCGATGGATTGGAAGTTTCATTTTCTTGGTTGGCAAGAAGATAGGAAATACCAACTGGCTGGAGAGCTAAACCTAAACCAACTCCAGCATGATTATTTTCACGAGCTAGACAAGATCGGCATTAAACTAACTAACGCGCAAAAACTTTGGTACGTTAAAAAAGAAGAGACACAAGGCGACTTAATGAAGCAAGAATTTCCTTGCACGCCCGAAGAAGCATTTCAAAAAGCAATCATCGGCGCGTACTGGTCAAAAGAACTAATCGCAGCGGAAAAAGATAGAAGAATTGGAAGGATCGGAGTGGATGGATCTTTACCCGTTCATACTGCTTGGGATTTAGGAATTAATGACACGACCTGCATTTGGTTCTTCCAGAAAAGGGGCTTTGATTTTACACTGATTGACTTCTACGAAATGAGCGAGGAACCACTGCCGCACTATTTCAAGATAATCAAAGAGAAGAATTACTTCTACGGTAAACACTTCGCCCCTCATGATATTGCCAAGCGCTCTTACTACGACGGGAAAGATGGCGTGGAAGTGGCAAGAAGCTTAGGCTATCAATTTGAAAAGATTGAAAGGCCGCAAAACAAAATGGACTCAATCAATGAAGCCCGCTTAATCTTGCCACGTTGTTGGTTTGATGCTCGTAAATGTGAACAAGGTTTGACTCGATTAAGAGAATACAAGAAGGCATGGAATGACAAACTCGGTTGCTTTCATGATCGACCAGTGCATGACATTAACTCCAACGGTGCAGACGCTTTCCAAACATTTGCTTTGGCCGCTTCTAGGCTTGAAACTTTTGACGATAGCCGCGAATATGTTAACGAATACGAATATGAAAATTATGTTGGAAATAGGAACTCAATCACGGGGTATTAAATGAAAGGAATTGAAACGCAATTTTGTCCACCATCGATCGACGGCGTAAAAGCATTGGGGGCTGACGTAAAAAAAGCTCTCTGGATTTCATTTGCCGACAACGGAACGCCTCATGATTTTGATAACAAAGTTTTTATGGATGCTAGAGAAGCTTTAGCAGCTTATCGTAAATTTAAAAAAATTACAAAATACAAACTTCAAATTTCTAAAGTTTGGGCTTTCTACCAATTGGGAAGACTAACTTGGCTTCCTATGTCAAAAATAGAAACTCAATCACGGGATATTAAAAAACAATGCTTTCAATAAAAAAAAATTTATTAAAATTCCGACATAAATGTAATTATGAGGACGATAAAGATTATGTCGAATATTATTTTGATTTAGATTGCGTCCCAATTATGGAGTTGCATGTCTCCGAGAAAGGTTATACTATTATCATGACTGGAAATAATAGGTATTTTGATTTTTTTCCGCCAGAAGGCAGAAATGACGCTGAGATTGAAATAATTACAAAACATTTAAAAAGAAATAAAATGCCATGGAAACCTTTAAAGTAAGTGCAAAAACTTTACACATTCCGGGAAGCGCGTTTCCGGAAAACGCGTTAGTTGGTGAAGAACTTTTTGTTTTTTATTTTAATGGAATAACTACTTTAGAAAAAACAAAAGAACTAGTAACGCATGTGCCACGTTTTGATGAAAATTATTTTTCAAAATATGAGATTACTGAACATTTAGAAGGAATCGAATTAAACACAAAAAACAAATTAAACGGCAAGGAAATTACATACTTTTTTCTTACAGACAAAAAAAACACTTGACAAACAAATCCAACTAAGAAATAAAGACCGCAAAACCAAGTTAAGGCACTGAGGAAATAAGCTGAAACGGACGTTAGCAAAAACAAAAACGCTAGACCTCCCCTTGCCCAAAAAGATTATAGTTACTCCGAAAGCAAAAAAATCAAAGAAGATCACATTCGAGACGATTCTTGCTACCGATAATTTGGCAACGGTTCTTGATGAAATACAAACCTCTCGCGTTACTTCGCAAGTGATGGAGCGTTACAACACAGATTTGCAGTCGCGTTCACAAAAGCAATACCAGCTTAAAGAAATCATCAAACTAGTACTAGCAACAAACGAAAAGAGATCATTCCCATTTGAAGGGGCAAGCAATGTTATCTTTCCGCTTATTGCTACCGCTTGCACAGAGTTTGGTGCTAAATGTTACCCTGAAATTTTCAAAGACGGCTACATTGTCAAAGCTAAGGTGATTGGCAATGATGACGGCCAGATCATGAAAGATCCCGAAGGCAACGAAATGGTTGATGAGAATGGCAACCCCGCAATATTAGACGGCACAAATCTTTTGGCCATTGAAAACCAAGGAGCTAAGCTAAAACGTGGCGAAAGAGTTGCTACAGTAATAAATTACCAGCTCAACGAAGAAATGGAAAACTACGAGCCAGACATGGACGCTTTGTTTCATGCTTTGCCTGCAATTGGCACGTTGTTTAAAAAGGTTTACTACCATCCCGAAACTAAGTCCCCTTGTAGTGAATTAGTTTATCCTGACAAGCTGATTATTAATGATTTTGCCTCTTGCTTAGAAAAAACTCCAATTACTCACATCATTGAGAAATATCCACAAGATGTAATCATGATGATTCGTCGTGGTGATTACGTTGATTTTAATTTTGATCCTGAGTCGATGGATTCAACCACTGCACAAGGTGGACTTGACGACACTGATGACCAAAAAAACGGAGATTCTGCACAAGCGGGACTTTATCAATTTTTAGAGCAACATTGTTGGCTAGATTTAGACGAAGATCACTTTTTAGAGCCTTACATTGCAACTATTCACCAAGCAAGCGGCACTTTAGTTAGTCTAGTAAAGCGTTTTGACGAGATTGACGTTGTAAGAAACAAAAAAGGCGAATTACAAGAAATTAAATCACAAAACTTTTTTGTGAAATACATCTTTTTGCCTTCTCCTGACGGTTCTTTTTACGGAATTGGACTTGGTCACTTACTATTTAACATTAATTCCTCTGTTAATAGCTCGATTAACCAATTAATTGACGCAGGAACCCTACAAAATACTGGTGGTGGATTTATTGGCAAGAATTTAAAGATGGCGGGTGGCATGAAGCCTTTCCGCCTTGCTGAATGGAAAATGGTTGATTCTTTTGGTGGAAATATTCGCGATTCAATTGTTCCGCTTCCAGCTCCAGACCCTTCGCAAACTCTATTCACCCTACTTTCTTACTTAGTAGAATCCGGCAAAGCTCTTGGCTCTTTCCGTGATGTGTTGAGCGGTGAGGGTGCCGCTAATATGGCCGCCACTACTTACATGGGAATGGCTGAAAACAACATGAAGCAATTTAAATCAGTTTTTAAGCGGATTTATTCTTCAATGAAGCAAGAGTTTAAGAAAATTTACCAAATAAACGGTGAATATTTAGACCAAAAGAAATATGCCGAGATTTTGGACATGACATTGATGGAAGTGCCTAATGTTAAAGAGGATTTTAGCAAAGGTGGGTATGATATTGTGCCTGTTGCTGACGTTGAGACTATTAATTCAGCCCAAAAATATGCTAAAGCTCAATTTTTGATGAGTTTTGTTGGTTCTCCAAATGTAGATCAGGTTTTAAACCTTAAAAAGATTTTTGAAATTACAGGTATCCCAGACATTGATAAATTAGTAATTCCAGCTCCTCAAATGAGCAATCCGCTTCTTGAAATTGAACAACTCAAGCAACAAGGAGTAATGCAAAAATTGCAAGCGGAGCAGCAATTAAAAATTGCGGAAATGACCGCCTCAAATGAGTTACTTAAAGCACAAATTTCTAAAATTGAAGCTGAAACTAACGCCGTTCAGACTCAATCAATGGTTAATTTAGCTACTGCTGGCAAAATTGCTAAAGATACAGAATTAGCAGAAAGCAAAGAGCAATTAGACGTGCTAGATAATCAAATTGACGCAATGGCTAAACAGCAAGAAATCAAAGACCGCCAAGCAGAAAGGGAGTTCCAAACTAAAATGAAATCCGCTGAATTCTTGCACGATGCAATGAAAGAAAACGAATACATAAAAATTGAGCATAGAAAGCTCAATCAAAAAGAACAACAGGCTCAGTCCCAACAATCAAAAAAAATTAAAGGAGACGTGTAGCCTGTTTGTACCCCCAATATCAACAATTTGAGTAAAATTATGAGTCAGAAATTAGAAATGGAAGAATTAAAGGAATGGATCGTGCATCCAACTACTTTAAAGTTTAGACAAATTATCCGTAAAACCCGCGAACGTCTTTTAGAAGACATGAGTGAAAATTATAGCAATAGAGATTTAACTCTTGCTGGATTTGGAGGCTGCGAAGCACTTCAAAGAATCTCAGATAATATTAGCGAAGGATCTAAAGAGGATAATCTTAAAAACTTACTAGAAATCTTTCATTTTAACGCTGACAAAGGGGTACAAAATGAAAAATAAATTAAATCACTCAGGCTGGAGAGTTCCTGAGTATAAAGTTCTTTTAAAACCTGACGTTGTAGAAGAAAAAACAAAAGGCGGCATCATTCTTACGCAAAAAATACAAGAAGATGAGCAAAATGCCAAGCTAGAAGCGACGATTGTTGGAATTGGAGCTAAATCTTTTGATTCTGGCACTTGGGAAGATAAGCCAAATTTAGGCGATAGAGTAATGATCCGTAGATATGCGGGGATTATTCTTTCAAAAGATCAAACTGCGGATAGCCATGAATATCGAATCGTGATGGATCGTGAGATTGTCGCAATTAAAGAAAATAATAAAAAATAAACTGAGTAAATATTATGACTGAAATTTTAGACACATCAACAGAAATCGACATTGATTTAGGAATTGGTTCGTCGCCAATTGATTCAATTGAGGTTAAAGAAGAAGTTAAAAAGATTCCACCTAATCCGATATTTGAGGATATGGAGGAAGATGAGATTGAAGAGGAAGAATTTGCTAAATCTCCAACTCAAATCAGAAAAGAAAAAGAACGCGAATTTTATCAAACTCTTTCTGGAGCGGAAAAAGAAGCCTGGAATGAAGGCTGGAGAAAAGGGTCGTTTTTTAAAGGTTTAAACAAAGACGGAACTCCACGATCAGAAATTTCTGCTGAAGAGTTTTTAGAAAGACGTAAACAAATTGCACCGATTAATAATGAAAGAACTCGAACATTAGGCAGAGAAAAAGCAGAAGCCGAAGAACGAGCAGCCGCTTTAGAAAGACAGGTCCAAGAGCTTCTTAAGTACAATAAAACTAGAGAAGAAAGAGAAATGAAATCTTCTCGATCAGTTTTAGATCAACAAGAAGACCAAGCAATTCTTGAAGGCGACATTGAAAGAGTTAGAGCAATTCGCGCACAAAGAGAATCACTTGAAAGAGAAAAATTTACTTTTTCAGAAGAGCCTAAGCAAGAAGCAAATGTTTTTACTCCAAGAGAACAAAACATATTTAAAGAATGGGCTGCAGAAAATATTTGGTTTCATAGAGATCTAAAACTTCAAGCCTATGCGTCTAATATGTTTAATGAGTTACACGAGAACAATCCTCGTCAGTCATTAATTGAGAAATTGGAAATGGTGCAAGAAGAAATTGAAAACCGTTTTGGCGATAAAATTGGAAGAACTACACGAAAACCAATTAGAGTTGATTCAGGTTTAAGAGGAATGCAATCCAGCCAGCCTCAAACTTTAAGTTATAACGAAATACCAGCCGACGCAAAAGCAATGTGTGAAGGATTCATTAAAAAAGGAAAAATGAGTCCTGAAGCAGCCAAAAAGCTTCGTGCCGAGTATGTAAAAGAATATTCAACTAATTAATTGAGGAAATAAATATGCCTAGAGGAATCCCTAACAAAAGCCCAGTAAACTTAATCGAAGACGATTTTGTTTCAAGAGAAGACATTTCACAATCTTACTCTTCAAGAGACGAAAGAGTTGATGAACAACGCGCTCCTAGACCAGTTGATAGAGATGTAGAGGAAATAACTATGCCAGACGGCAAAAAGTTTACTCGCGTTGCTAGAACTTCGGTTCGCAATGATAACCCTTCTTTGTCATCTGATTCTAAAGCTGGTTGGAAAAGACGCTGGATTTCAGGTGCAAAACCAGGTAGATTACAAGAAGTAATTGATTTGGGATACCTTCCTGCAACAGATGAAAACGGAACTGCAATCAAACCAAGAAAAGGCGGATACAAAGATGGTCAAATGTACCAAATGTATCTAATGGAAATATCTGAGGAAATGGACGCAAAACTCGAAAGAGATAATGCGGAAAAAGTGAGTAATTTAAATCAAAAAGTCATCAATGAGAATGTTGGTCAAAGTTTGGGGCATAATTCCTCAACCTACCTAGCACAAGATGATTTTAGATCCGTAACTAAACAAAATTAAATAAAATAAATTATGGCAAACGCCAATACCCCAATGGGATTAGTCCCGATCCAAAACAGCCCTGGAGTAGAAATTCAAAAAAATTACTACTACATTCCGGCTTCTTACGCAACCGCTTTGTTTAAAGGCGATCCTGTTATTAAAACTGGAACTGCAAACTCTGCTGCTGTTATTTTTGGTAAACAATATGCTCCTGGCTCTCTTCCTGAAATTAACAAAGCAACTGCTGGAACTACCAACTTGATTACTGGCGTTATTGTAGATTTTGTCTTTAATCCAGACAATCTCAACAGAACTTACAACCCAGCTTCAACCGAATGTATTGCTGTTGTAGCCGATCACCCAGATCAACTTTTTGAAATTCAAGAAGAAACTGCTGGCACTGCATTAGCTATCACTGACGTTGGCCTTAACGCTAACCTAGTTTATGCAGAATCTGGCAGCACCGTTACTGGTCTTTCAGGTGTTGAACTTGACACAACTACTCCTGCAACAACTCAAGGCTTCCAACTTCGTCTTAAAAAAGTTGTTGATCGTCCAGACAACGCTCTAGGTCAACATTGTAAGTGGGTCGTTAAGATCAATCAACATTCAGAAGGTCTAAACACCGCTGGAATCTAATTTTAATTTTTTAAATAAATACTATGTCTGTTATTATAACTGGGACTATCCCAAAGGCTTTAAAGCCTGGCGTTAAAACTTTTTGGGGTGAATACTCTGAAGACGATCTTATAGCCGCTAAAATGGTAAGAATGGAAACAACTGATGAAGCATTTGATGAAGATGTGTTAATCAGTCCATTTGGTCTAATGTCACAAAAAACTGAAGGCGCAGGCGTTGCTTACGATTCAATGACTCAAGGCTACGTTTCAAGATATAACCAAAGAACACGCGCTTTAGGTTTCCAAGTTTCTTGGGAAGCTCGTAAATATGGTAAATATTTAGATGTTGTGTCTAAAGGTCAAAAATATTTAGCTAACTCTGCAAAAGAAACCAAAGAAACGGATGTTGCAAACTTGTTTAACAATGGGTTTTCAGCTTCTTACGTTTTTGGTGATGCTAAAAGTTTTTTTGCAACTGACCATCCAACTCGTGCAGGTTCTTTTTCTAATAAATTAGCTACTCCAGCCGATTTGTCAGAAGCTGCCCTTGAAGATTTGGCTATTCAAATTAGACAAGCAACTAATGATAGAGGTCTTAACATGAAATTAAAACCTTTATTGTTGGCTGTAGCTCCTTCAAACATGTTTGAAGCTCAAAGAATTTTGTATTCTGAACTTCGTGTTGAATCTGCTAACAACGATCTAAACGCAATCAAGTCTCTTGGCTTGTTTTCTGAAGGATTTATTGTTAATGAGCATTTTACCGCAAATGATGCTTATTTTATCAAAACTAACGCCCCAGAAGGTGCTAAAATGATTACTTCAGTTGAAGGTGAATTTAGCAATGACGGAGCTTTTGAATCAGGAGACCATAAATATAAATTTATGACTGCTTATGCAATTGGCGTTACTGATCCACGCGGTTACTACGCTTCAGAAGGTGTTTAATCTTCTTTAGCTTTTCTAACTATGTTCCTATTGGGTAAAGGGGGGTGAAATTCCCCCCAGCATTAAATTAAAATAAAAAAATGGGTACTACAAATTATTCAAAGGGATTAACAAATAACACAGCGCAAAACATTTTGGGACAAATGGTTCAATTAGATCCAACCAGAATGCACACTTATTTTAATGATTTTGACGAATATCACGCAGGCAATTGGACGGTTACTGAAACACAAGCTGGAGCAACTCAAGCTCTAACTAATGTTGATGGTGGCGTGCTTTTGCTTACTAACTCAGCGGCAGATGATGATTTAAATGCTTTGCAAAAAGTTGGTGAATCATTTAAATTTGAAGCGGGTAAAAAATTATTCTTTAAAGCTAGATTTGCCGTTTCTGACGCAACACAATCTGATTTTGTAATTGGTCTTCAAATTACTGACACAACTCCTTTAGCAGTAACTGACGGCGTTTATTTTAGAAAAGACGACGGCGATGCTAACCTAGATTTTGTTGTAATTAAAGACTCAACTGCATCAACTGCAACCGCAATTACTACTGTTGTAGCTGCCACTTACATTACTGTAGGCTTCTATTACAATGGCGTTGATGAAGTAGTTTATGCTGCTTCAACTAATAGTTTAAATCCAACCGTTTTAGGCAAATTGGCAATAACCAATCTTCCTGACGACGAGGAATTAACTGTTTCCTTTGCTATTCAAAATGGCGAAGCAGTTGCTAAAACTATGTCTGTTGATTACATTCTTGTAGCTAAAGAAAGATAATTTTAGGAGCAAAATGCAAACAACAAGATTAAGTTTTACCCCAGCAGATGCAAATTTAACTGGGTTTGCAAGTAACGTAACAGGTGCAACTTGGACTTTGACAGCAAAAGCTTGCACGGATGCTTTGGCTCATAGAATTTCAATTAAAAACGATTCTATAACAAGTCATTCGGGCAAAACTGCGTTATTAACTGGGACAGACGTTGACGGTTATGTTTTAACTGAAACCATTACTCTTCCAGGAGTTTCGGCAACAGTTGAAAGTTCAAATTACTTTAAGACTTTAACTTCTGTTGTGCCTTCGGCCACTATTGGCGCGGACACGATGGATATTGGCTGGGTTGATGAATTTATTTCACAAACTATTCCAACTAAAAGAAGTAGGTCTTCAAGAAGTCAGGCTGCTCTTGCTTTAAGAGTAATTGTGACTGGAACAATCAATTACACCGTTCAGCAAACTTTGGATAATGTTCAAACGCTAACTAATCGAGTGTTCGATTGGGCAAATCATGATTCTGGTTCAGTTGTTGCGGCTGCAATTTCAGCTAACGCAAACTACCTTGTAACTCCTGAAGCTTCTAGGCTAAAAGTTAATTCGTATAGCTCTGGCGCAACAATTCAATACATCATCGACTAATATGGATTACTTAGTAATTTGTGATAGAACCGGATTTAAGAAATGGCGTTCAGAATGCCGCTACGAATGGGATGGAAAATTGGTCTGGAGCAAAGTTTGGAGAAGAAGACAACCGCAAGACACTCCAATCGTTGCTCCAGCTCCAGTAAAAATACCCGACTCAAGACCAGAGACTAACGATGTATTTATCGTTGCTCCTGCTGTAACTTATTAAAAAGTAAAATAATATGAAAAAAACAATTAAAAAATCTTCTGACAAAAAATCAGAAACAAAAATGGCCGCAAAAAAATACGACACAAAACCAAAAAGCAAAAAAAAGTAGTTGTAATGTTAAAAACAACATATTAAAAATAACTCAGCTACTTTTGAGTAAATGTAGTAAGCTGAGATTTAAAATTAAATTCTCAAGAAAAGATGGATTGTTTCAATCTACCAGTTATAGCAGACGAATATGGCAAAGATCTTGCTACTTTATCTAATGTTGAAAAAATAGAATTAACGGAATTTTATTTAAAAAATTATTTTGAAGGTTCTGAGCAAACAGCAAAAGAATTGCCGTTAGAGCATTTTATTTGCAATAAAACATACGTTAGACAAATAACGCTTCCTAAAGATATAATAGTAACTGGTAAAGTTCATAATTTTGACCATACTAGCATTATATCTAAAGGCGATGTAACCGTTATGACTCCCGAAGGAGTTACCCGCATAAAAGCCCCAGCAACATGGATTTCAAAAGCAGGTACAAAACGCTTAATTTATGTGCATGAAGAAACAATTTGGGCAACTATTCATCAAAGTGAAAACACTCTTGTAGAAAATTTAGAAAAAGAGATAGTCCACGATAGCGATTTGTCCTGGATCAATAAAGAAAATTTACTAGGAGATAAACAATGACTTTTGCAACAGTAGCAGTCGGTGGCGCAGCGGTAATTGGTGGCGGAATGGCAGCTCAAGGTTATTTTGGCAATAAAGCTTCAAAAAAAGCCTCAAGAGCAGCAGCAGCAGCAGCCGAGGAAATACGTCGTAGCAAGCAAGAAGCAATTGGCTATCTTGCTCCTTATCGTCAATCTGGAAGCTTAGCTTTAAGCCCTTTAACGGGTCTTCTTACAGGCAATCAATATGATCCTAATACTGGACAAACAACTGCAATAAATTCCGAACAACAACAAGCTCTTTTTCAAAAAAGTCCTGGCTATCAATTTCGTATAGACCAAGCAATGAAAAACGTACAAGCCTCTCAAGCTGCAAAAGGCGGATTGTTATCTGGTGGAGCTATGAAAGAGCTTTCTGATTATGGCTCTGGAATGGCCTCAAGTGAATATGGAAACTACATTAATCAATTAATGGGTCTTTCTGGCATAGGAGAACGAGCCGCTACAAATTCAGGCAATTTTGCTACTGGAGCAGGTGCGCAAATTGCTGATTATACTCAAGAACAAGGCATGGCTATGGCAAATAGAGATGCTCAATTAGGTAATATTATTGGCGGCGGTCTTTCTGATGTGGGCGGGCTTGCAATGATGTTTGGAGCTAAAGGAAAGATGAACCAGATGAACCAAGGGAGCAAGTTTTAATGGCAACCCAGTTAATCCAACAACAAAATCCGAATTATTTTAATTCTATTTCTAAAGGATTGGAAGCTGGCCAGAATATGCGTGCTAATGACGTAAAAATTCAAGCTGCTGAGCAAGAAATGGCTCTAAAACAAGAATCTTATCAAATGGATCAAGGCTCAAGAATACTTGATGGTTTTTTTGCTTTGCCAGTTTCTGAGCATTCACAAGAAGTTTATGATAAATTACACGCAGATTTTAAAAAAACTACTGGTCACGAATTACCAGCCCCAATGAATTATTCCGAACAAGGATTAAAAGGTCTTAGAGCTTTTCAAACTCGCCTAAAAGGCAGAGAGCAGGAATTGAAAGAACAAAAAGCGTTTCAAGATACTCAGACAGATTTAAGTGTCGAAGAGACCGGCAAGGGATTGATGACCTTTGATAAAAAAACCGGTGAATTTAAGCCGGCCCAATTAAGCGGGCAAAATATACCTGTTTATGTTAAACCTCCGACCTCTGTTGTGAATGTTAATAATGGTGAACAGCCAGCTTTCAGAAAGAAATTAGAAGAGACTTACGGAACAAAAATAGCAGAAAAGTTGGATAAGGTAAACTCCGATGCTGAAAACGCCGTTCAAACCAAACAATGGCTAGGCGTTCAAAGGGAGGCTTTGGCTAACCTTCCTAACACAGGCGTTCTGGATAGCTCTAAAATCTATCTAGGGAATTTAGCAAATCAGCTTGGGGTTAAAGTTGATATGAAGAAAATTTCAAGCTTAGAGCAATTAAGTGCTGCCGGCAATACAATCACTATCCCTCTTGTTAAACAACTTGGTTACAACCCAACAGATGCTGATGCTCGCTTAATTGGGTCTACAATAGCTAACATTGGAAAAGGTAAAGCGACCAACTTACAATTAAATGATTTAATCGATCAAGCTGCTGATAAACAAATTGCTAAAGCTCAAATTGCTGATTCTCTGAGGGCGCAAGGAAGAGAATCAGAGCTTACGCAAGAGCTTAGAAATTACGATTTGAAAAATCCAATCAAGATTCGCAATCTTGAAAAATCTTCTATTATCAAAACTCAAAAACCAATTAGTGAAATGAGTACAGAAGAATTAATAAGGTTAAGAAATAAATAATGGTTTACGAATATTCTCAAGCCGACATCGACGCAGAATTAGCCAAAAGACAACCCTCTGCTGCGTCAACTGCTCAGCCTCTTGAGCAATCAACCATTCCGCCTGAAGCGGTTTCTCAATCTTTTGAATATTCTCAAGCCGACATCGACGCAGAATTAACCAAAAGAAATCCTAACAATTTAGAATCTCAAGCTCCAATAGATAAAATGGAAGCTGTAAAGAATAAGTTACTTGAAAATATCCTAAGACCAGCCGCTCGTGCTGCTAGAACTGGGTTATCTGGAATAGCTTCAATAGCCGATCCGGTTAATATGGCTTTACAATTACCCCTAGCTTCAGAACAAACTAAGCAATTATTTGACAAAGCAACTGGTGGATTTGCAGCTCCAAGAAATACAACGGAACAATTAGTTGATACTGCTGGAGAATTATTTACTGGTGGTGGAGCATTTGGTAAAGGCGCTACATTGGCTGCTAAAGGTGGTGGAAAAATTGCACAAGCCGTAGGTAAAACATTTGGTGTAGAAACTGGTCAACAAGCCGCTGGATTAGCTGGGGCTTCAACGGCTATGCCAATTGCCCAATCAGCAACTCAGCAAGGCTTAGATGTTTTAAATGTCTCTCCTGATAGCAAATTGAGAGAGGCCGCTAATGTAGGCGTTGGTTTACTATCTGGCGTTGCAGGTGGTGTAGCTGGTGCAAAAACAGCCAATATTCCTGTAAATCTAAAAAACTGGCGCATTAAAAGTACTTTACCAGAAGCTAAAACTAATTTACTTGGCAGGGCTAAAGTTGCTAATCAAACAATCAAAGACCTAGAAACGAAAGGAATTAGCCCGCAAGAAATTGACGCTGAATTGAAAGGTGATGGCGGAATTGGCTTAGATCCAATTGACGTGAGCAAATCAAACCTAAGCAATATTCAAGATTTAGCACAAATTGCAGCTTCAAGAAAGATTCTTCAAAACTCGTTTGATATTAGGGAACAAAGAATTATTAAGGAGCAAAACAATATTTTGAGAGGCGTAACACCAGATGAAAACGCTTTGCCTCAACTTACTCAAGAATATTTAGGCTCTCTAAAAGATAAGATGCAGAAAAATGCAAAGCCACTGTATGAAGAAACTTTTGCTAAAGCTCCTAAAGAAATCTCGTTGGAATCCAAAATTACCAATATGGATGGTCAGGAAATAGTTTTGCAAGACGTTCTGTCTCGCCCAGATATAATTGAGGCTTTAAAGAAAAGTCGCATGGCTGCCGTGAATGCAGAAGGAACTAGTGCGGGTAAATTTTTCCAGAAGGCTACAAAAGATTTACCAAATAATAATCCTGTAGTTTTACACAATTTACAGAGTTATTTGAGAAGGAATTCTGGCAATCTTGATAAATTTATTGTTGATGCTGATGAGGCTTCTATGATGGCTAAGAGAGGTGATATTTTGCAATTCCTAGATAATAATCTACCAGGTTACAAAGACGCTCGCAGCACTTACAGCGCTGATTTAGAAGAGTTAATGAAGGCACAAAAAGGCACAAAAGGAATCATCGCCAATTTACAAGGCGACAAAGGTGCGGACGCTATGGCAAAACTTTACAAACTAAGCCCTTTTGAGATTTCTAAAGTTAAAGCGCAACTAATGGCAATAAGCCCTGAGAAATACTCTAGCGCAGTTAAATCTTTTGTAGATCAAAAAATATCCACCTTAAGAGAAAATCAAACTCTTGCTAGTCTAGTTAAAAGTCCACAAGAAGCCGCTAAGTTAAAAGCAATGTTCCCTTCTGCTAAAACTTATGATGGATTTTCCAAAGCTCTTACTTATATCGAAAAAACTAAGCCAGTTCAAGATGTTCTAAAACGAGCTTTGGATCAAGATATTAAATCTACGCCTCTCACTGAATCAATCGCGCAAGGGGAAAGTATGCTAGGAAAAAGCATAAAAGCCGTTCCTCGTGCCGCAGGTAGAATGTTTATTGATCCTCTTTCTAAAAAGATTAGCTCTCAGATCATGTTGCAAGAAGGAATAACTGGCAGAAGCGTTAAATCCGTTGATGTTAAGCAAGCTGAAACAATGGCTAAATATGCTTTTACTGATGAAGGAAGGATGCTATTTAATCAATTAGCTAAAACTACTAAAAAGGCCGATGTCGATAATTTAATGACTCAAATTTATTTACAATCAGGTTTTTTAACAACTCTTACAAATTCCGTAGGAGGCAACAAAGATTTATCTTTAATCTCAGAAGCCGAAGCAAAAGAACCACAAATGTCTGAAGAACAAATTCGTCGTCAACTTATTCAACAAAGTCAACAATATCCTATGCTATCTAATGGGCAACCAATAGATTCTGAGCAAATAAACGCGGAAGCACAACAAATCAAACAACGCTATTTAAAATAATCATGGCACAAAGATACCCACTAACAATTTCAAGAGAATTTACCAACGCAGGAGTTGTTGGAGCTGGATTTAAGAAATATTTTTATATAACGGGCACGTCAACCCCAACTACAACTTATTCAAATAATGCTTTAACCATTGCCAATACAAATCCAGTTATTGCCGATGCAAATGGTCGCTTTGCTGAAATGTTTGTAAACGATTGGTCATTAGTAAAAGAAGTTTTAAAAGACGCTAGTGACAATATAATAAACGGCGCAACAGTTGACCCAGTAAGCCCAAGCGGTTCAAGCACTGTTACTCTAAATGATTTAGGTGTGCGTCCAACTTCTTATTGGGGATTAACTGCTGGAACTGCAGCAGCTTATACTTTGGTTGCAAATCCAACTATTTCAGCCTACGCGAATACTCAAACTTTCTTTTTTCAGCCACATGTTGCAAATAACGCAGCACCTACTATGGCAATTGATGGATTAACCGCTTTTAATCTTAAAAAATACTCTGGACAAGGCACTAAAGTTGCCTTGCAAGCTGGTGATTTACAAGCTACCGAAAGATACGAGGCAGTCAATGATGGTGTGGATATTATCATTTTGAACCCAAGAAACAAAAATACTTACCTTGGAACTAACGCAGCTCTAACAATCGCGGCTGGCGCGGTTACGATTACCAACGGCGGGAGTCTTTACGCTTTAGATACAGAAAGTGCGGCAGCAACGGACGATCTTGATACTATTAACGGTGGAAATGATGGACAAGAAATCTTTGTGTCGAATACCGCGGATGCAAGAAATGTTGTTTTAAAACACAATACAGGAAATATTTTTAATCCAAACTTGTCGGATATTACTATTGATGTCACATCTGATAAGATTAGATTAATCTATAATTCAACTTTGGCAAAATGGATTGTACAAAGTCAGGCTAATAGACTTGGATTTTTAACTGCTAAAACAACAAACGGATACACTTATTTACCCAATGGTTTAATTATACAATGGGGAACGGGCACTGCTTCCACGCTTGGTTTTTCTAACTTATTTCCAATCGCGTTTCCAAACGCGGCTCTTGTAGTTACTGCAATAAATACTAATCAAACTAATCCGCCAGCGCCTAGTTGCAGCGGTCTTACTACTTCTAGCTTTCTTGCCACAGTTTCTTCTGGTGGGCCCACCATAATGTACATAGCAATAGGCTACTAATTATTAATTACACAATATGATAAAAGTAAATTACGACACAAAAACAACTTTAGTTTTAGGATACTATCCTGATTCAATTAATTACGCCTCAATCCCTGAGCCGTTTATTGAAATTGAAAACGGCACGCAAAACTACACAAAACAAATGTGTGTAATTGATGGGGTATATCAAGAATACATTCTACCTATAGCACAACAGATTATTGATGCTAAAAATGTCAAAATCAATCAACTTAATCAAAATAGAAGTGATTTTTGTTTAATCCCTATTGAGTATAACGGCAACACCTACGCCACTACTCTTGAAGCTAAAAATGCAATCAATTTTTACATTGCATCATTATCGACTTTGGCATCTGTTGGGGACTATTACACATTAACTGGGGAAAAAGTTAGTTTAACTAAAGCCGATTTCAAAGCGTTAGCTGTTTTAATCCAAACAAGAGAAATTGAATCAAGAGATAAAAGAGAGAATTTATCAACTGAAATAGAATCTTGCATTACTTTAGAAGAAGTAGAATCAATTAATATAGATTTTTAATGACAGTCAGCACTTCAAACGATTTTACCCAGACCAGAAACGACATCATTAACAGAGCCTTGTCAATTCTTGGCATTAAGAACCGAGGAAGGGCTTTAACTGCCGAAGAGGTAACAGACGCTTCAACAGCTTTAAATCTCTTTGTAAAGGGTCTAAAAGCCAACGGAACTTACCTTTGGAAATATGCTGAAGGCACTTTGTTTTTAGTTTATGGGCAAGCTCAATACATTTTAGATGGATCAACAGCTAATGCCACAGAAAGTTTTGCCCAAACAACTACTACAGCGGACGCATCTTTAGGGGCAACCACTATTGCGGTTACAAGCACTTCTGGCTTTGTTGTTGGTTACAATATTGGCGTTATTCAAGACAACAATACTATTCTTTGGACAACAATTACTAACATTGCTTCGCTTACAATTACTTTAAACACAGCACTTACAGCGGCGGCTACAAGTGGAAATACTGTTTTTGTTTACCAAACTAAAATTAGTCGCCCCGAAAGCATTACTTCTTGCAGAAGAAGAGATTCAAGCAATTACGATACTGCAATGAGTGATTTGGCAAGATCAGATTATTTTAATCTTTCTCAAAAAGACACTGCGGGCAAACCAACTCAATTTTACTACGATAAGCAATTAGCTTCTGGTTCTCTTTATCTTTACAGTACGCCTGACATAGTAACCGACACTATAAAATTTACATTTCAAAAAATGTTTTTTGATTTTGACGATTCAACAAATAATCCGGATTTTCCTGTGGAATGGATGGAAACTTTAGCTTTTGGTTTAGCAAGTAGATTGTGTTATGATTATGGTATTGATCCAACTAAATCCGAAATGATTAAAAGAACGGCTGACGAAATGATTCTTAATCTTCAAGGATATGATCGTGAAGACTCTGTTTATTTTGCCCCTCAAATTAATTTGTACAGCAGATAATGGGATCAACTACGCCAATACATTTTGCTATTAATTCTTACAAGGCTAAGTCAGGGCTTGTTTCCGCTGAAAGAGCTGTAAATTGTCGCGCAGAAATTACGCCTGAAACTAGTCCTTTTAGAAGTCTTTTGTCTGGAACAGAAGGATTAACAGTTTGGAAAGATACTGGCGTTTCATTGCCCATTTATGGAATGCGGGTAATGGGAGAAAATCTTTACGTTGTAGCTGGAAACTATGTTTTTAAAATAGATTCAACTAAAACTCAAACTACACTCGGCACTATTGCATCAAGCCCCGATAGAGTTATGATGACAGACAACGGAACTCAGGTCACAATCCTTAACGCTGGCGGCACTGCTCATTATTGCACTTCTACAGCAGCTTCTTTAACACAAATTACCGATGGGCAATACGAACTTTCTGATTCGGTAACAAATCTTGATGGCTATTCAGTTTTTACAAAACAACAAAGTAGAACTTTTCAGTTTTCAGATTTAAATGATACTTCTGTTTATGCACTTTCAGATAAGCAAACAGTAGAAGCAAACTCAAGTAATATTGTAAGAGTTGCAATGAATAATTTAGAGCTTTGGTTTTTTAAAGAAGATATTATTCAGGTCTATTACAATTCTGCTCGTCCTGGATACATCTTTGACAGAAAAGACGGAGTTTTTATTCAAAAGGGCTGCGCTGCAAAACACTCGGTGGCAACACTAGATAATGCTTTTTATTTTTTAGGTGACGACAGAATTATTTATAGAACTATCGGATACCGATTAGAGGCAATTTCAACTTTTCCAATTTCTCAAGAAATACAGGGATATTCTACTGTTTCCGATGCTTTTGGGTTTACTTATGTTGAAGGCGGACATAAAATTTACGCAATAACTTTTCCTACAGCAAATACTACTTGGGAATATGACATTACAACTGGAATTTGGAACGAGAGATCAAGCATTAATTCCGCTCAAGTCTCAGGAAGATGGCGTGCTAATTGCCATGTTTTTTTTAACGGAAAAAACCTAGTTGGGGATTTTGAGACTGGAATTATTTACGAAATTGATCCTGATGTTTACACTGAAAACGGAACCAGAATTTTAAGAAAAGCAATTGGCACAACTATTTTTAAAGATTTTGCTCGCGTTACAGCAAGCCGTTTTGTAATAATGATGGATACTGGTGTTGGCATTGCAACTGGTCAAGGCTCTGATCCTCAACTTATGCTACGTACTTCTCTTAATGGCGGCAAAACTTGGTCTGATGAGTTATGGAAATCTGTTGGCGCGATTGGGTCTTATTTAACAGAGGTGCATTGGGGTCAATTGGGACAATCTAGGTCTTTTATTATGGAGCTAACTTACAGCGAACCAACTAAATTTAATATTGTTGGCGCATTTATTAACTTAGAAGAGGGGTACTCATGATTTTTGGTATTCCGTCAACAACACAGGCAATCTCGGACGAAACTTTTACAATAAGCACTCCTTGGTTTTCTTTCTTTCAAAATCTTTGGCGTTCGACTAGAGCTGCTTTAGATGTTAGATTAGGTGGCGTTTTAAATATTAACACATCTTCAATTAGTAACTCAGGAACTTCCGAAACTGACTTAATAAGTTACACTTTATTTAAAAATTCTTTGATTACTAACGGCGATTTAATCGAAATTGATGCCTGGGGAATTTTTGCTTCAAATGCTAATAATAAGACAGTTGCTTTAAAATTTGGCAGTCAAACTATTCTAACAACTGGGGCAATAGCTGCTAACGGTGGATCTTGGCATATTAACGCAAAGATTATTAGAACTGCCGCAACAACGCAAGAAATTCTAGGAGAAATAATTTCCAGCAATTCTACTGTTTCTGATTCTAACACAAGAACGGCTGGAACTCAAGACTTGGCAACAGATTTAGTCATTAAATGCACTGGAACTAGCGGCACGGCTAGCTCAGACATTACGCAATATTCTTTAATTGTAAAACTAACACCTTACGATTAATTCTTTACAACTTAAAATAACAAAGCTACTTTTTTAAAGTCAACAAACTGAGTAAATGAAGGTTGACTTATTAATTATTGCTACAATTCATTTACTTACTATGGGGGGTTTTTCCTTTGATCAAAAAGGTTTCTCGGGCGTTGATCTAAAAAACAATACAACAACTTCTGCGCCAACAGTCAACGATGACAGTTCAAAAGGTTATAGTTTTGGTTCTTGTTGGTATAACCAGTCTTCAGGAAAACTTTACATTTTAGTTGATTCATCTGAAGGAGCGGCAAACTGGATTTCTATTAATGGCGAAAACTACAAAGGATCTTGGAATGCCTCTACCAATACGCCTGCCCTTGCTGATGGCTTTGGAATTAGTGGCGATAATTATAAAGTTTCGGTTGCTGGTTCGCAAAATCTAGGAAGCGGCATAATTGCTTTTACCGTTAGTGATTTAGTTATTTATAACGGCACAATTTGGGAAAAAATTGAAGGCGGCGTTTCTTACGTTCCAGAAGATGTTGCCAATAAAAGCACTGATGGAACGATGACAGCTAATTCTACTACATTGTACCCAAGCCAAAGCGCCGTAGTGACTTACGCTAGTGCAAAAGTAGCGGATTCTATTACCGATGGCGTTACAGCTATCGCCCCTTCGCAGAATGCGGTCTTTGATGCGTTAGCTTTAAAACAAACCATCGCAAAAGACACAAGTGGCGGTTACGCTGGCCTAACTCTTTTTAAAATAAATTTTAAAAACGTAGCCAATACATTTACAAGTTTTTTCACAAATTCAAACACGGCCGCCAGGACATACACTTTTCAAAATCGTAATGGTACAATTTTAGATGACACTGACTTAGCAGATATAAATTTAGCTTTATCAGTAAAGCAAGACTCTGATCCCACCCTTACCGGTTTGGCCGCAACGTCTATTGCAGCCGATCAACTTTTTTATGGCTCAGGAGCAGATACTTTTTTAACTACTCCTTTTACAAGCGCGGCTAGAACCGTTCTTGATGACACTACAGTTGCTGCAATGGTCAATACGCTAGGCGGCGCAACTTCAACTGGCTCTGGTGGTTTAGCTCGTGCAACTTCTCCTGTTTTTGTAACCCCAGCACTCGGTACACCCGCCTCCGGTGTTTTAACGAATTGTACAGGATACACATCAGCCAATTTACCCGCAGGAACTTGTCTTCAAGTAGTTTCTGTTGCTAAATCTGATACCGCTTCAACCACTTCTTCAACCTACGCAGCAATAACAGGAATAAGTGCATCAATTACTCCGGTTTCCACTAGTAGTACAGTTTTAGTAAATGTTGTTTTAAACGTCGGTGGCGTTGCTTTAGCGCGTGCAAATTTCCGACTGTTCAGAGGTGCTACACAAATAGCTCTTGGAGACGCAGCGGGTCTCAGAACTCGAGATTCAGCAGTTTTTTTCTCTGGTAACGCTGGTTATATGGCTTCTGTTAATATCTCATTTTTAGATAGTCCTGCTTCAGCCGCATCGGTTACATATTCGGTGCAATGGTCATCTTCAGACAACGCTTCTGCCGTGTACATAAATAGAACTTCTACCGATACCAGTGCTGCTATTATACCAAGAACGATTAGCAGCATAACCCTTCAAGAATTCCACGGATAATATGGGAATATTTAGTTTTATTAAAAATCTTTTTTCAACAGGGCAAACGATTGCGGATATTCCTATGGATATTCAAACCATCTTAGCCTACAAGTTTCCAGGGGCAAAATACTCTATTAATGAGGATTATGATTCCTTAGTTTGGTACGATGATAACACAGTTTCAAAACCAAGCAAACAAAATTTGCAAAACATGTGGTATGATGTTCTTCTTACCATAGCCAAAAACGAAAAAAAGGAAGAAATTAAAAACTTAAGGGCGGCTAGTCTTGGGGGCGATCTTTTGGCAAAAGTCGAAAATGGAAATTCTTATTACGTTAAGACCAGGCCAGAAATTAACATTTTCCAGTCTGCTTTGCTTGTTGCTGATGATAGCTCCAGGCGGTGGGGGGGCTACCTTAATGGCGTTAAAGTCCCACTTGTTTTGACTAAACAAGAGCTTCGAAATCTATCGAACCACTACGAAGAAAGAAAGAATTTGGCTTATAATCTTTGCGACGACCGCAGAGCTGCCGTGGACGCTCTTTCTACAATAGAAGAAGTAGAAGCGTTTGATATTAACGAGGTAATTATTTAAAATATGATTGAAGAATCTAAATTTGTTTCTTGGCATGACTTTTCTTTGGGATTGTGGAGCATAATTGCTTTGAGTGGAGTTGGAATATTAAAATTTTTAAGCTGGTTTTCTACGCGCGAAATAAAATCTTTTTGGGAAAAAATTGACAAATTACAAACAATTAAAATTGAATCTTTAAAAGCAGAAATTGATTCTAAATTTAGTTCACTTGATGAAAAAGTGAGCAAAATTGCCAAAGCTACTCATGGAAAAACAGAAACAGAAGGAACTGTTTTATTAGAAGTATTGGACCAATTAAAAAGAATTAATCCTAAAAATGATTAGGAAATTCTTAAATGCTTTTTTTCCAGACATTGAAAAACTTTCTGAAAAAGAATCTCCAGTGTCTACAAAACGTTATGCTGACCTTAGAATTATCAATCATTTTGTGGCTCAAAGTTGGATAATTCTTGCTTTCTTAATTTTTACAGGGCATTGGGAAGAGATGAGATTTCACATTGTGATTTTAGGAATCTTTGCTTTTGCTCGTGGAGTACTAGCTACCGAGAAATTTAAAAACTTTATTAAAGATGATAAAAATTCTAACTAGCTTTTTGGTTGTAGCTTCTGCAATTATTGCTTTTTTTATTCCTTTCTTGAAAAGAAAAAACCAAGTTCTTGAAATTAAAAATGAAACTCTTGTAGAAGAAAATAAATCAAACAATTCTCTAATTAAATCCGTAAAAAATGCCGAAGAAATTAAAGCCAAAAACTCTAAACTTTCTAAGTCTGATCTTATTTCTGGCTTGTAGTTCAAGCTGTAGCTCTAAGGTAAAGCCTGAAGTAAAATACCAAAC